GGCGAAGACGAAGGCGCAGAAGATCATGGCCCGGAAGCATCCCCGGCTGATCGCTCCCACGCGTGAGTTGTTGATCGAATCAGGACTGCCGTACGTCATCGAGAACGTCGTGCCCGAGAACGAGGAGGAAGACGAGGACCCGCTGATTGATCCAATCGAACTGTGTGGCGCGATGTTCGGGCTCGGCACCTATCGGCATCGACTGTTCGAGTCGAACATGCCGATCACCGCACCCGATCACCCAGCACATACGGTGCGGACAACGAAGATGGGCCGCCCACCAGTCGACGGCGAGTTCATGCACGTAGTCGGAAACTTCTCCGGCGTCGAACAAGCCAAGAAAGCGATGGGTATTTCTTGGATGACCAGAGACGGCCTACGGGAGTCGATCCCGCCGGCGTACACGCATCACATCGGCCGTCAGTTGATGGCTCAGCTTGCGGGGGTGGCGGCGTGACTGGGGTGGATGTTGAGCACACGAAAGCGACGCCCGGCCCGTGGGAAGTGATCACCGTCAACGGGCAACTCGCAGTAGCCAACACGGAGGCCAAGTTCCTGGTCGCGGTTCTGCACCCTGATGACACTGAGACGGTCGGTCCCGCGAATGCCGCACTGATGGCTTCCGCGCCCGCCCTGGTTGCGGCTGTCGAGCGAGTCCAAGCACTGCACACGCCTTTGCCGGTCTTGCTGGCGGAAGCGAGTTACTGCACTGGATGCGGAGACCCATACCCCTGCCCGACCATCGAAGCATTGGAGACACCGAAATGAAGTATTTCTACGACACCGAATTCCTCGAAGACGGCAGCACGATCAACCTGATCTCCATCGGCATCGTGTGTGAAGACGGACGCGAGTACTACGCCGTCAACTCGGAGGCTGACTGGGATCGAATCAGGAAAGACGACTGGTTGATGGCCAATGTCGTCAGTTCACTTCCGACGCACAGCAGGGGACAAGTCGAGAAGCGCCAGGGATTCGGACAGTCGGGTTACTCGTGGGGCGGTCTCGATATGAGTTCCACTCTCGTGAAGCCGAATTGGGTCATCCGGAACGAGGTGCGTGAGTTTCTACTCGCAGAACCGAATCCTGAACTGTGGGCCGACTATGCGGCATACGACCATGTCGCACTCGCGCAGCTATGGGGGAAGATGATCCACCTTCCTGCGGGCCTGCCGATGTACACGCGGGACTTCCAGCAGCATCTCGACGACCTGGGGCGACCAGAGATCCCCGCCCAGGTTTCAGGTTCCCATGACGCGCTCGAAGACGCTCGACACCTCAAGCGCTGCTTCCAGCATGTATCCAAGGTGTCGTCGTGACCGCGCCTGATCCGGGGTTGACCGACCTCATCGCAGCGCACCAGGCAGGCGATCGTTGGACGGACTTCCAGTATCCGTCCATCTTCAGCGGCGAACCATGCGTGGCGACAACCACAAAGATGGTCAATTGCTCATGCGGAGAGTCGATGTCGGCCGACTCGTTCCCCGCGCATGTGGCGTTGGTGGTGGAGCAGCACACCAACGGGCGGACAGCGGAACTCGGATGGGACGAGCTTGTCGCAGCGATCCCCGACGGCTGGGAACTGCGGGAAAGCGCCCAACTGGAAGAGGTCAGCCGAGTGCGGCAGCGAGACCTCGAAGCATCCCAAGCAACAACCGCACGGTGGCGCGCCCGTGCCGAGAAGGCTGAGGCCACGATCTACCGCGTGAAGAACGCGCTCCCCAACATCGAAGGCATCAACCGCGCTAGCAGCCACTACGACAAAGGCTGGGACCGAGGACAGCAAATCCTCACCGAACACATCCAGTCGGCAATCACCGGCGACTACCTCCGCGCAGCTTTGGAAGGGGAACAGCAATGAGCGACCTGTACGACGAAGATGAGGAGTTCGACGACACCTGCGACGGATTCCCTGAACACCAGTACATCGAGATCGAAACCCGAGACGGGATCACAGCCCTCGAATGCCGATCCTGCGGAGCCGAGAGCCAAGAACCTTCCGAGGAGTCGTTGTGAGTGAGATCCGATCACAGGCCACACCCGCGAGAGACGAACTGGCCGCAGTGCTGATGAAACTGTGGGGCTGGCTTGGCCCGGACGCAGCGAAAATGTTGGTGGAGCAGGTGGAGGCTGCTGGTTGGTCGAAGCCTCGCACGGTGAACAGCACCGCCGAGTTAATGGCACTGCCGTTAGGGAGCCTGATCCGGGCGTTACTCCATGAGAATCAATGCCCTGGAACAGTGCTCGAACGGGTAGGGAAAGAGTGGCTCGAACTGGACCCATCCGACCGGGACGACGGCGAACAAACCATCCCATCGGCGGCAATCTTCCGTGTCTACAAGCACGGAGTCTTCGTCCTGTTCACCCCGGGCGGTGAGTGATGGCGCTAGAACGGAGCGCAATCGGCTGGCAGCAGGCAATCAGCAGGGCGCTCGGATGCAGGCCCGGTGAGATGACCTACCAGTTGGAAGAGTGCGTCGAGAAGATTGAAGGATTGAAGCGTCGCACAGTGAACAGCGCGACCGAACTCCGCGCACTCCCAGTCGAGTCGGTGGTGCGCAATGCAAACGGCTGGATCGGTGAAATCAGCATCGTCAGCGGAAAGCCAGTCATCTTCTGGATCGGCAACGAATGCGAAGACGAACTGAAAGACATCACCCTGCCTGTGACCGTCCTCTTCACTCCGGGGGATGCGGGATGAGTGACCGGCACCTCGGGCCGTCGAGTCGATTGGGACAGCTATGGGCTACGTACGTCGAACTACTAATGAGGTTCAAGGCGTTCCGGTTCGCGGCGACGATACTGGAGAGGGTGACTCGATGACCGAGGATCTAGAGCTTGAACCGATTCCGTATGACGAGATGCGGAGACTGTGCGGACTGCCCGACATTGAGCACCTCGATCTGATGGCTCTCATCCGAAAGCATGGACTGAACCAGGCGATCAGCTTCATGCAACTGACCGGCACTTTCCAGCAGCAGGAGGACGGGAGAATTCAGTGGACGCCCGATCCGTCGCCTTGGTGGGTTCCAGTCGATAGGCCATCGATCGAATCAACCCAGTGGACGTATGGCCGGCGTACCGGAAGCACGGGCGGTTTCCTTGGTGGGCGTAAACCTGAGGTTGCTACCCCGCTACCGAAACCCTCAACCAGTCCGCCGATGTGGGCAAACAACCCAGCCCGCACACGCAGAACAACATTCAAACCAACACGACGAGTCAAATGACCACCCCACAGAAAGGGGACCCATGAACGAACTCATCGACCTAGTCAAAGACACCCCGGACGTGATCGAGTTCCTCCGCCGGCAGGCGTACGCGAATAGTAGTGCGTCGTCGGGTAGGGATCAGTCGGATGTTGAGCGTGTGGAGGATGCGGAGCGTGTGTCGACTGGTGCGCGTCCGAAGTCTAAGCCTCCGTTGAATGTTGATGCGTTGGATTGTGCTGATGCTGAGGCTGCTGTGTTGTTTCGGTGGGCTGAGTTTTTGGGGATTCCTCATCGGGGTTGGGTGTGGCGTGTTCAGGGTGTGCCGCGTGGTGTGTTGTATGGCGATTTGACGGCTGTTCGGGATATTCGTGCGTGGTTGTTGGGGGCGACCGGGTTTGTTGCTCCTGAGGGGTTTGTGGGGGAGGTGCGTTCGGTTCGGAATGTGAATCGGATGTTGTGGCCTGAGTTGGATGTGTTTTTGTCGTCGGAGCAGGATTTTGTGGTTCGTAGGGATGCGGAACCTGCCTTGTTCTAAGGGGTATTTGTGCGCGTGTTTTTCACGTCTGATCTGCATATCGGGCATTTGAAAGTGGCTGAGGATCGCGGGTTCTATTCCACGGATGAGCACGATGAGTACGTGCTGGGGTCGCTGATTGACCAGACTCAGGTTGGTGATCAGGTGTGGATTCTGGGTGACCTCACCGTAGGTGGCAAGGCAGCTGAGGATCGGGCCTTGGCGATGCTCAGTGTGTCGATGGGCGGCCGCAGCCTGCACCTCATTCCCGGTAATCACGATTCGTGCCATCCGATGGCGAACCGCAACAGTCACAACCGGATCAAAGCGTTCTATGAGGTGTTCGATTCGGTGCAGTTGTTTGCCCGTCGGAGGATCGGTGGGCAGAAGGTGTTGTTGTCCCATTTCCCATACGAAGGTGACCACACCGAGCAAGATCGTGGTGTCCAGTTCCGCCTCCAAGACGAGGGAGAGTGGTTGCTGCACGGGCACACTCACAGCCATGAACGCTTCTCGAAGCCGGAGTCGGTGGTCATGTACGACTCTGAACGCGACACGCTGGTGGGGCGGCCAAGGCTTCGGCAGATTCATGTGGGCTGGGATGCCTGGAGTCGGCTTGTGACGTTGGAGGAACTTGAGGAGATCATCGATGGATAGGTGAGTGATGGCGACTGTGTGGTTGGACGTGTGGGACGCAACCCGCTACGTCAACCGATCCACCAAAACACTGCACCGCTGGCGGAAAGAAGGACTCGTCAAAGTCGGCAGAGGTGGTGGGCGTTGGTATTTCGATAAGGACTCGTTGCGCGCTGCCCGAATCTTGTGTGAGCGCAGGCAGGTGGGTTCGCAGTTGCAGTTTCGGAATCGGCGTGGGTTTGAGTTGGCGGGTCCGGGGCGTGGGCATCGTAAACCGGTTCGGGATGGTGGGCAGTTAGTGTTGTGGTTGTAGTTGGTTCGCAGTTGGGTGTCTCAGATATTTATCGCTACCCGCCGAATTGACCTAGTTGCCGGTGATCCTCTGGGATGCTTCGGCTGTCACCTCCTGGATATGAGCCTGTAAAACTGTCTGCCCCGTCTACAATAGGTGGGGATCCCCCGTAGCTCAGCGGTTAGAGCGGGTAAACAATTCACCGGCTTGTCCGGTTGGAAACCAAGACGCTGGTTCGAATCCGGCTGGGGGAACTGGGGCGGCTGATCCGCCCGCTCCTGGACATGAGACTAAACTGTCCACTTTTTGCGTGTGTAGGCCAATTGGCGAGCCGCCAGATTTAGGTTCTGGTGTTTGCGAGTTCGAATCTCGCCACACGTACAGCTCACATGTCGGTGTGAGAATCTGCGGGCGTTGGCCAGTCGCGGCAGGTTGGTGTTGACCCGGTGAGCTTGTGGGTGGTTCCCGTGGTCCGCCTTGGCGGGTGGTGGTCTGGTTCAGGCCACCACCTTGCCTCTAGCCAGTGAGGCAACTGTTGGTTTGTTGCAGCGGACTGTAAATCCGTCGCCTTTGGGCATCGGGGGTTCAATTCCCTCCACTGTGCACGTTGCGGGAGTAAGGGCCACAAGCCCTGAGCGTCCCGAGCAGTGAGGTAAAAGCTCACCAGTCCTTCGGGGCGATTAGAGGGCTGAGCCCCTGCAGACGTATGCCTCTGCAGGGGCCAGCCACATGGAGAGTTAACCGTCAGTGGTGACGGGCCCGCCTTGAAAGCGGATCGGGTGTAACAGCCAGGGGTTCGACTCCTCAACTCTCCGCAATTCGGCCCGCCTGCTCACGAAGCAGGTGTGGGCCGGAGTTTGCCTCATTAGCTCAGTGGTAGAGCTGCGCACTTGTAATGCGCTGGTCCGGCGTTCGATCCGTCGATGAGACTCGCGACAGTGCCTCCTAGGAATTTTGCTGTCTGCTGTGAACCAGTCCTGTTGACGCAGGGCTGGCTTTTGGGGGATTGGTGAAGTGGTATCACGGCGGTCTCCAAAACCGCAGTCGCAAGTTCAATCCTTGCATTCCCTGCCAAGGCAACGTAGCTCAGTTGGTAGAGCGCTCGGTTGAAGCCCGAGAGGTCGCAGGTTCGAACCCTGCCGTTGGCACGTACGCCTCTCCTCAATCGGGTGATGCGTCTGGCTCTCTTGTCTGCCTCTGCACTGGCATGCAGGCTTGAGAGCCTTCAAATCCTAAACACAGAAGGCGTATTCATGCGTAGAACAATCGCCGCAGCAACAATCGGAATCATTGTCGGCGCACTCTCCGCGCCAATCATCCTCGCCTCCAACGCTGAAGCCCGCAACGTCATCGTTGTCGACGGCACAGGACGAGACGGAGCCGTACTACACGCTCCCGAGATCCAGCCTGGTGACACGGTCACGAACATTGTGTATCCGGGGACTGTGTTGTGGCCGAGCTACAACCGGAGTGTGGATGCGGGTCGGCAGGCGTTGCGTGAGGCGTTGGCGGAAGCCCCTGAGAACACACTTGTCGTTGGTTACAGCCAGGGCTCGCGAATCGTCGGAGACGTGTTGACAGAGGAACAGAAGCCTGGCGTTGCAGGGGTCCTGTACTCGGACCCAAGGCAAGCTGGTGCGGGCATCGAGACGCAGTTGCCGTTCCATTTGCCGGGTGCGTTGATGTCTGGTGAGCGTGAGGGTTTCGCGGTTCCGGTGGAGTCACACTGCATCCCTGGCGATGGTGTTTGCGACTGGAGCAACGATGATCCGGTGGGTTCGATCGTCGGCTACCTCAAAGTCCATACCCGCTACTTCGAATGAGGTGCGTTGATGTTTCGGAGATCTGATCAGTTGCCGGACTTGGGCTTTCCGACTCACGAGTACGCGTTGCGGCGTATCGGGGAGATTCAGCGGCAGTCGGAAACGTGGTGGGACGAATACGTGTTGGCGCGCAAACAAGCTGAGGAGTGAAAGTGCCTAAGTTCAAGGTCGGAGATCAAGTCACAGTTCTTCCAGAAATTAGGGAATCGCATCCAGGACGTTACGACGGACAGTGGGAAGTGCAGGAGATGCGCGCCTACAACGATGCGACTTCGGTCGTGGTGTGTCGTGATGGCACTCGGACTAGCTTGTACGAGGATTGTTTCGAGCGGGTTCAGCCGTCGCGGATGATCTTCCCGTTCGAGGAGTTGCCTGAGGATGAGCGTGGCGAGTTCGCGTATCAAGAGGTGTGGCCGAATCTGCCTGTGTTTTACAGAGAACCGTGGATGCAGTCCGTCTATGACGGAACATTTGCGCAGTTCCATAAGGCGAAAGCTGAATCCAAGCTGGTGGGCTGCCCGGTGGTCATGGAAACCGAGGACGGACGTAGAAGCACAGGGACCATCACTGGTGTTGATGACGTGAAGTATGACCATGGTGAGTTGTTGTCGTATGTGTTGACGCTTCAGGGGTTTCCGCGTTGTGCGCCGCCTGTGGCCCGGAAGCGTGTGGTTCATCGTGCGAGTCGCGGTCTGCGCGCACCGAAACCGTACGTCCATCCGTGGGCAGAAATAGTTGGCCGCGTTTTGGGTCGCGAGAGCGCCGGACAGATGGAGAAGATGTGGTGAAGCGTGTGTGGGAGTGGCTGGTTGAGTTGTATTACGACTGGCTTGTGAAGTTCATGTTGTTTCAGATGAAGATTTGAGTAGTAGCCCCAGGCGATGTCTGGGGCACTTTTTTTGTATCAAAACGAGGGAGACGCAGTGATCAACCCTTTGGGCGGAATACCTACCGATGGTGAACTTCTCGACTTGGCGCTAGCCGAGGAGACTGTCGAATTGGTGACGAATGCCGCTGGATTCATGTACGCGGTTAGCGTTTTCGTGGACAAATATGAGATTGCCGAGAATCTGCCTGAAGGCGTTCTTGAGTTTCTGAGCTTGGTGGATGAGAAGGCGAACTCGATCGAGTATCAGGTGCGTGGACTGGGTGCAGCGATCGGTGGTAACCGATGACTGAGGGACTAAGCGGCCCCACGTTGGATCAACTATGGGGGCTTATTCACTACCAGTCTCGGACGCTCTCAGAGATTGAGGATCACTGCCGTCTACGTGTGCAGGACTGGGGGGATCGGTCGGCGCAGGAGGTACTGGACATCATCAATCAAGAAGGGGAGTGGGCTGTCGATGAGTGAGCAGAGTTCGTACCTGTATCACCCGTGCAACATCCTCGGAGATGTTCGAACCGGCGACGAACACTCCTGGGCGGACGAATTCAGATTCCTCTGGACCCACGACCGAAGCAAAATGCTTGCACTGTTGGACAGCGTGCTCACCGAGGGAATTCGGGAACCTGTCGTGATCGGGGCAGACGGCCGACTCTGGGACGGACACCACCGTATGGCTGTGGCGATTGCATTGCAGCTCGGCCCGATTGAAGTGCTCGACCACCGACACGCGGAAGAGGCATCGTGAGTGCCTACACCTTCACCTGCCGCCAATTATTCAACGTGTTCGGTGCTCCAGGAATCCCGAACACCTACGAGGCATGTCTCTACAAAGACGGCAAAGCAATCCAGTGGAGACAATTCCACTTCAGACGCAAGGCCGAGAGGCAGTGCGAGCGCTGGCACAGCCTGTACGGCGCTGCGCCGTCGTGATCGGGGTCATCTGCATGATCCTCCGAATCATCTTCAAAGGACTAGGAAACCCACACGATGCTTAGCTCGAAAACTCGATGGTGGGTGGCAGCGACGTTTGGATCCATCGCCCTGATGGCTGCAGGCGTAACCGTTGCAGTGTTTGTCGGTACCACGAGCCCGTTCTGGGTTGTCGCCGGATTGGTGACAACAGGCATCGCGGTCAGTGTGATCTTTCCATTCTCATTCCTCATGGCCATAACGGTCGATTAGCAAGGAGACCAATAGTTTTGAACGTAACCGTATACAGCAAAGCGTCCTGCATGGGCTGCAAATACACCATCAAACGTCTCGAAAAGAACGGCACACCATATCGGGTAGTGATGGTCGATGAAGACCCGGAAGCCGCTGCACTGATTAAGTCTTGGGGATTTGCGCAGGCCCCTGTGGTCGACGCGGGCAATGGGGATCGGTGGACTGGGTTGCAGTTGGATCGTTTGGATGCTTTGAATGCTGCGCAGGCGGAGCGTGAGGTTCACCGGTCTGCGGGTGTTGAGGACCGCACCGACACCGAAGACAAAGGGTGACCATGACTGAACTAGCAGCGCGGGCCAAGAAGTGGATGCAAGAAAACGACGGCGGACAACTTGGAGCGTGGTGGCCCGCAGGAGCTAAACCGGGTGGCGGATCGCAGCCCATCTTGGCGGTCATGTGGGATCACGGCGGCACAGACGAACTCGGTGTGTTCTACGAAGAGAAAGACATCGACAAGTTGGAGTTGATCTGCGATCTTGCGAACTACGCGATGCAGCAGTTGGTTCCAACCGAACGTGAGTATTACGGCGGCCGAAACTACGAACCAGAGGTGGTCTGATGTTTTGTAAGGCTGGGGCGTGGCTCGACACACTCGATGACGACGACCGCGACGCATTCACCACATGGCCAGGGAGCATGGCGCGACTCTTCAAAGTGTGCGTACGCGCCGGATACACAGGCGGACTGACCTCCGTCAAAGATCATGTGCAGGAACGATGTGCATGCGACAGGGGGAGTAGCTGATGGGTGCACTAGCGGAGATGATCGCTGAAGACGAACACGAAACCCCACCACCCCAGACCATTGTCAGCGCCACAAAGGGATCCATCGACGTAACCAGTGACGGCGCAACCATCAACAATGTCGTCGTGGACGCACCAGTCAATGGCGACTGGACTAACGTGTTCAAACTGTTCAACCTTGACGCCGACCTTTTCGAAGTCGTGGATGACACGGTTCGCATGTCCACATGGCAGCAGTCCAAAGGCACAGATGACGGCGGTCGCGACACCATCCAACTCTGGTCCTACTCCGCCCGATTTAAGCGCCGGGCTAAGGCGCGGCTGTCAGATGCCGAGATTGAGAAGCGTCGGCGAGAACTACGGGACTGGGTGCCACCTGTAGTCGCCCAAAGTGCGGACACGAGACGGCCCGTAGCGGCAGTGATCAACCTCGCGGACATCCAAGGCGGCAAGTCTGAGGGCGGTGGCGTAGCAGCCACACAGCAACGACTCCTAGACGGTTTAGTAAACGTGCAGGCGTGGTTGAACCGCATGCGTGAACACCACAACATCACCGAACTCGTTCTCGTCAATAACGGTGACCCGATGGAAGGGTGCGCCGGAAACTATGCAGCCCAACTCTTCACAGTCGAGTTGAACACGCGAGGACAGATGAACTTCGTGTTGGACATCTGGGAAAAGTATGCGTGCCAATTGTTCCCGCAGTTCGACAAAGCGCAGTTCGTGTCAGTGCTGTGCAACCACGGCGAGCTTGGCCGCATGGGTTCAAACAAGAATCAGACATCCGATTCGGACAATGCTGGCGGGTTCCTCGCTGAAACACTGAAACGGGTGCTGGATTCGCGGCCCGAGTTCGATCACGTTGAGTGGACAATCCCGCACGATCAGATGAACGTGTATCCGACGGCAGCTGGTGTGCCGATGGGGTTTTGCCACGGCCACAAGGTTAGCGGTAATGATGCCAACGGTTTCACGAAGTGGTTGGACGGTCAGGTTCGCGGAGACCTAAACGCTCATCAGGCGAAGGTGTGGGTTACCGCGCACCGCCACAACTTTCAGTCCTGGGATTTGGGTTCGTGTTCGGTGTTTCAGTGCCCGTCGTTGGATGGTGGGTCGAAGTGGTTTCGGGATTCGACTGGGAAGTATTCGAATTCGGGGATTTTGGCGTTTCTTGTTGGTGAGCATTTTCAGTTGGGCTGGTCCGATATGGCGTTCCTGTAGCCCAGGTTAGTCAAATCTGTGGGGTTGATTCTTCGGAGTCAACCCTTTTTCGTTGACAAAGGGAGAACTGCTTTGAGAAAGCGTATCGAACAGGCATGGGCACGGTTTGACGAAGTGCAAGTCGGATCAGTGTGGTGGGAATGCTGGTATGCGATCTGCGCGGGGCTTGCGATCGCGAATCTTCTTGTCGGAAACATCCTCATCGCGCTGGCCGTAGTGACGTGCATCGTGATGGCGTGGCAGAGGGACGCAGCACGGTTCGAACTCGCCAAGAACGTCCAGGACGCTCGACGTGAGCAGGTGAAGCAGTGAAAGCGTTAGACCTCCACCAGCACATCGGACGCAAAGTCGAAATCGACTACAACATTCCCTGGGACGACTACGACTATACCGACCGTGGGCGACTGAACTCCGTTGAGCTGGAGACGGAGCCGAACGATCCGCGTTACCCGTTTCTGTATGTGCAGATTGGGGATAACGGTGCGATTGGGTTCCGGCCGAATGACGACGTGACTGTGCGGTTCCTGGATGCGCCGACAGCTCGGAAGGAGATTTTGGGATGAGTTTGAACGTGCATGACGTGTTTGTTGTAAACGGTGCCGGCGTCACCACCATCGAACGCAGGGAGCAGCTGCCTTGGGTTCGGTTGTGGGATGAGGACTGGAATTTGGTGCGGGTGGTTCAGGCGGGTTGGCGGATTGATGAGCCTGCGGTTGTGGTGCTGCCATGGTCCGACCCCGCGGCCTTGTGGTTGTGGCGCAAATCGATGCTCGGGAAGGTTTACCTGACAGTCGATTACAGCAACGGTGTCCGCTGGTGTGGGCGTGTCAGTGATGCTGAGTTCTCTGATGGCGGTTGGGTGTCGGCACGGTTTGAGAGTTATGGCCTTGTTGAGGCAACACGTGACGCGCTGGACTTGTTGACGGATTGGCTTGGGGTGCCGCGTTTGGATGTCTCAAGTGTGATTGCGCCGTTGGTCGAGGACGCTGAGGTGGCGTATCGGAAGCGGTACCGAATGGATGGGTCCTTTGATTCACCTCGCATCTATCTGCCGAATCTGGAGGTGTGACGGGGGTGTTTTCGGATCAGGAAGCAGCCGAACAGAACCCGCATCGGGGCGAATACATGATCCCGCGCCGACTGGTCGATGAGGGAAAGGAGCGCATCCTTGCGACGATCAATTCGGGTTGGCATGAGGGTGAGGGTTGTTCGGCGAACTCATGCTGCTGCGACACAACCAGACCGGAGGGTGCATGCCTGAAGTAACAATCGACGGAATCTCCTACACCCCAAACGCAGCCCCACATATCGGTATCGGCATCACAACCCGAAACCGAGCAGACACACTCGCCACAACACTTCAATACATTCGCAAACACACACCAAACGCCCACATCGTCATCGTGGACGACGCATCCACCACACCAGTCCCCGAAGCAGACCACCGATTCCCCAAACAAGCAGGAATCGCGCAATCCAAAAACAAATGCCTCGAACTGCTCATGCAGACCGGATGCGACGAACTGTTCCTCTTCGACGACGACTGCTACCCGATCGTGGACAACTGGTTTCAGCCCTACATCGACAGCCCGGAACCGCACCTGATGTATCTGTTCGAGGACTTGACGACACGCAAACTAGGCGACATCAAGCAGGTCTACCGAGACCTTGAACATGTTGCCTACACAGGTGTTCGAGGCTGCCTCCTCTACGTGACTCGTGCCGTGGTCGAACGGATCGGTGGCATGGACCCAATCTTCGGAGTATGGGGATATGAGCACGTGGACTGGTCAAACCGAATCCACAACGCTGGATTGACCTCATGGCGGTACGCGGACGTTGTCGGCTCTGAGTGGATGATTCACAGTCTGGATGAGCATGAAGCCGTGGAACGAGCTGTACCAGCAGCGGAACGGCAAGCGCTTGTCGCGAAGAACGCAGAAATCTGCAACCGCCGCAGAGACAACGGATACGCCGAATACATTGAATACCGGCAACCACGAAACACCATCATCACCACACTGTTCACCGGAGTGGCAGACACACAACGCGGCACCACATGGAAACCCGATCCGACACTCCTCCGATCGTGGGCCGACAGCATCACCGACGTTTCACCAGACACCCGGAAAGTGGTTCTGCACAACGAAGAATTCACTTTCGATGCAGCCGAACTGGTGCAAGTTCCGTGCCACGTCCCGATCTACTTTCAACGGTGGCTGTCCATCTGGCAGTGGCTACGAGACCACCCAGAAACACGTTGGGTGTGGTGCACGGACGGAACCGACGTGGAAATGCTGAAAGAACCTTGGGAGCACATGCAAGACGATGTGCTGTATGTCGGGTCTGAGAATCAGGTTGTTGGGTGTCGGTGGATGGTCGACAATCACAAAGCGGCTGGTCTGCAGGAATTCTTCGGCGACAATCCGGCTCGCCCGTTGCTCAACGCGGGTCTTGTTGGTGGGTCACGTGAAACGGTGATGGAGTTCCTGCACTGCATGATTCGTGAGTATTTCGATCATGAGGCTCGGTTGTTTCATGAGAAGGATGCCGAGTCGTTGGGTGTCGGCGATATGGGTGTGTTCAATTTTGTGGCGTGGACTCGGTTCGTGGATCGGTTGTCGTTCGGGCCGCATGTGAACACAGTGTTCAAGGCAGATGAGCGAAATGATCATTCGTGGTGGAAACATAAGTGAAGGTGTGAGTGTGTCTGAGATTGAGAAGTTCCTCGAAGCTCGCTTGGCGGAAGACGAAGCCATTGCGTTGAAGGCCGGTGGCGCTGAGGCCGAATGGCTGTACCGCACTGAGTACGACAACGAAACCAATAACGAGGTTGTGTGGGCAAACTCCCGAACTGAAGACACCTTCGGCGGATCAGGCAAGCCATTTGTCACGTATCGGCGGCACGTAACCATGGATCACGAGGGTTGCCTGCCAGCCGTGGACGAGGATGATGGCACGCACATTGCTCGGCATGATCCTGCTCGTATTCTTCGCGAGGTAGCAGCCAAGCGGGCGATCATCGAAGCGGCAGACGAGGCCACAGGTTACGACATGCAGGTGGACGGCGAATTTCGTGTTGGCAGTCGAAACATGGTCGAGGAACCCTACGTTGGTGATGTGATACTACGGGCGCTCGCCGCAGCATACTCGGATCATCCCGACTACAGCCCCGACTTGAAGACGTAAACCGGTGTGTCGCTCAACTTGTCATGATGAATGTATGAGTGAAACAAACCCCGACACCGACCTGTCAACTACCAACTACCCGATCGAGTTGACAGTGAAAATCGGGCCGAAACGCTGGAACAAGCGCCGCACCACAATCTTCACCGGCTCAGGCGACCTCACCTTCCCACTCACCGCCACACCACGAGACGGCACAGGCGAAATTGATGTACAGGTCGATGTGGTTGCCCCAGTTGCAGAGTTCCTGTTGCAGGCTGCAGCTGAATGGGAAGAGCAAGCTAGCGTTGAACTGACTGTGTGAACTGTGAAATTGCCCTGCCAGCCTTCGGGTTGGTGGGGCTTTTTTGTGCCCAAAACCAGACCAGGAGAACCGTTGACCAGCAACCTCACGCCAACGCAAGAGCTTCTACTTGAGGTAGCCATCGCCAGAGCGCGGCTTGGACATTCCTGGTGGACGTACACAAGTGTGCCCTCAGTTCGGCGAGCGGCAAATGAACTTGAACGTAAGGGCTACTTGACCCTCATGCACGGAATCGTTGAGCGAACATTCCGCGCCAGCCTCACAGACAAAGCCGTGAGTGACTTCTTTCTGGGGAGCTATGTTCCGCCGATCCTCGGAGGTCCGAACTGATATGACGATCGCGTTTGCGGTTGTGGCACACGAGAAACGCCGCACACAAGCCGAAACCCTCGCACACCAACTCGGTGCACACATCGCCTGGGACAACGGCACACACGGCGAAGGAGCAAACCATGACAGAGCATGGCAATCCACGCTGGAGCATAGTCCTCGAAGATGACGCCATAATCGGCGAACACTTCCAGGAACAAGCCCGGAAAGCGCTCGAACATGCGCCGGCACCGATCGTCTCATTTTATCTCGGCACTTCGAGACCCCCGCAGTACCAGGCGCGCATCAAAACCGCTCTCGCACAAAACCCCACATGGATTATCGCAGACCAACTCCTACACCACGTCGCAGTAGCAATCCGCACAGACCTCATCCCCGACATGCTCAACCATGTTGCAGGTCGCGAAGGTCCAGCTGACTATCGCATCGGGGAATGGGCACAAGACTGTGGACACCGAATCGCATACACAGTGCCATCACTCGTAGATCACGCTGACGGGCCAACGCTGATCAATCATTTCGATGGGGAACCACGCACTGAACGACGTGTTGCTTGGGTTGTTGGGGAGCGAGATTCATGGCAAGGGAAAGTGGTGCACCTGTGAGCTCATACCGACGCAGACCTGTCCACGTGAAAGCCAGACAGTTGGCCATCGACAACTTCGATGAAGTCCTGGCATGGGCACAAACCTACGACAAGACGGCCTACTCGCAAGATGTTGACGGTCAGCGCTTCCTAGTTCTCAACGGGCCACAATTCGCGGAAGTCGGCCATTGGGTTCTCGAATGGGAACACGACCAAAGGCAACTAACAGTCCTGGGATCGAAAGCATTTCACAGGATGTTCGAGAAGAACCCCCAGTACAGGGAAGATTGAAGGTGCCTGATGGGTGAACGACTAGACCAGGCATACCAGCAACTCGACGCCGCAATCAAAGAACTCACCGCAGCAGCCGACGAAGCCGAAGGCACACAAGAAGCCTGGATCGTCTCCCACTACGCACTCGTCGTAGGGCAGCAACGCTTCACAGATGAAGGCACCGTCAACTCAACCCAGTACCTAGCGTTGCCTTTCGGTGGACCACTCACATATTCCATCAAGGGATTGTTGAGTGAGATCCCGGAGTTGATCGGGCAGACAGAAGAGGCAGACCTCGAATGACAAGCACAGGAGCAGCATTGAAGCCGAGCATCGGACGCATCGTTCACTACCAGTCCTACGGAACACCAGGCGGTGAATACCTGCCAGAACCACGAGCAGCAGTCATCACCTGCACCTATAACGAACCTCCGGAACTGGCAGACCCAACCAAGACTCACGTCGGGCTATGCATCCTGAACCCGACGGGCATGTTCTTCAACCAGTTGGTGCCATTCGCAGAAGAGCCCACCCCAGGCCATTGGAACTGGCCGCCCCGAACATAAACCCCTGGTGAGGCAACTATCCCCACCGGCGGGTAAACCATGAAACTAGGTGATCGCCAATGGCATGGCAAACCAGCCGAACCTGGGCCGGCGGAAGCACCCGAGCATGGCGAACCAAACGCGCAAGAGCGCTACAGCGGGACAACAACACCTGCACCATGCAAGGAAACAACTGCACAAATAGGGCAACGGAAGTCGACCACATCATCAACAAAGCCCAAGGTGGCACCGATGACCTGGCCAACCTCCGTGCAGTATGCGCCCCCTGCCACAAGGCCCTCACCCAGAAACAATCCCAGGTAGCCCGCTCCAACCACCCCGAACTCCACCCCTCCGAGCCGCATCCCGGCCTCCGAAGATAACCGCACAAACACATCCACAACAGAAAACGCACAAGCCCTGACACCAATCCCAAAGGTGCAGGGCTTCCTTCGTCATGCGAGGAGCAAGGTTGGCCGCACAGTGCACCATCGACAACTGCCAACGACCAAACCAAGCCCGAGGACTATGCGGACCCCACTACGCAACCTGGCATCGGAAGCAACGCAAGTACACCATCACCTGCCACAACTGCGGCAAAACAGCACAGGTGCAACGAGCACACAGCACCCACTGCGGAAAAGCATGCGCCACAGCAACCGCCGGCAAAGCGCGAGCAGCGAAACAAAACGCACAACGCCAAGCCCGAAACCTTCCAATCCTCTACACCGGACACAAACACCACCAACCCAAACCGATCCACGTCCGCACAACTAACAGGCTCACATCAGGGCAGTGCCGTATATGCAAGGCATGGTTCGTATCACCGCACACCGACGTCACATGCTCAACCACATGCCAACAGACTTACCGCCAGGACAGACGCGCAGACGCTAAACACAGGCGACGAGCACGGCAACGAAACGCCTACCGAGCCCCAGTCAGCAGACCCGCCGTATACCGAGCAGACAACTACACCTGCCACCTCTGCAACAAACCGCTCCACATGAAACAGACAGTCCCACACCCCAAAGCCCCCACCATCGACCACGTCATACCCCTCGCCCAAGGCGGCACACACGAACCGTTGAACTGCAGGGCGGCACACTTCCTCTGCAACTCCCTCAAAAGCCACCAGGGGCACGGAGATCAGATGCTCCTCCTCACCCCCTAGAGGCCACACGCCACGCGCTCAGCGTCGCGCTCAGGCCCCCGGCCTATGCACCCTCCCCGCATACCTGGCGGACACCGTAGGTCATACGCGCTCGGAGTCTGTACGGGTCTGGGGATTTCAGTTTGGGCCGCGTTGTGGCCAGTTATTCGATGAGGTGATGTGGATGGCAGGTCGTGGACCGGCCCCGAAGGATGCGGGGACTAGGGCTAGGCGGAATGCGGATCCGGTTGGGGTTCGGATTGTTGATGCGGTGTTGTCGGAGCAGCTTCCGTTGCCGGAGTTGATGCCGAATGGTGATCCGTGGCCTCGGGAGACTGTGCGGTGGTGGGCGATGTGGGGTGCTTCGCCGTTGGCGGGTGAGTTCACGGCGAATGATTGGTCTGAGCTTTTGGATACCGCTGTGTTGCATGGCGCGTATTGGGCTGGGGATTTGAAGCATGCGGGCGAGTTGCGTTTGCGTGTGGCGAAATATGGTGCGACTCCGGAGGATCGGGCTCGTTTGAGAATTCAGTTTGCGTCGGCGAATGAGGCTGACGATCGGCAGGCGCGAAAAGGTTTGGGTGCGGCGAGGAGTCGTCGTGGTCCGCTGCGTGGGGGTTAGTTTTTTTGGGGGTGGCTTGATGCCGTGGATTCCTAGTGTTCAGGGCGAGATCCCTACGCTTGGGTATGAGATTTTGGACTGGATCACGGATAGTCTTGCGGCTCCTGATCGTGCTGATTATGAGCCGTTTGTTCCTTACAAGGAGCAAGAAGACTTCATTCTTCGTTGGTATGCGCTTGATCCGATAACGGGTCGCAGGAAGTACAACCGTGGCGTGTTGGGGCGTCCTCGAGGTTGGGGTAAGTCGCCGTTGCTGGCTGCGTTGGCTTGTGTTGAGGCCCTTGGCCCGGTGGTTCCGGACGGGTGGGATGCGGAAGGGCAGCCAGTTGGTAAGCCTTGGGCTGAGGTGCGGACTCCGTTCGTTCAACTTGCCGCTGTTTCTGAGACTCAGACGAGGAATACGTGGGCTCCGGTGTTGGAGATGCTTCGTGAAGAGGCTCCGATTCATGGGATGGTCACTGGCCTTGATCCGATGGAATCGTTTGTGGCATTGCCTAACCGTGGACGTATGGAGCAGGTTGCGTCGTCGGCGCGAACCATCAAGGGTGCGCGTGCAGTGTTTGCGGTCCTTGACCAGTCGGAGGAGTGGGTTCCGGGTAACGGTGGGGTGAAGCTGGCGAACACGATGCGAGCGAATGCCGCAAAGGTCGGTGGCACGACACTTGAGTCGCCCAATGCGTACATCCCCGGCGAGAACTCGGTGGCTGAGGAATCTGCATCCTATTGGGCGGCGATCCGTTCTGGGCGGGCTATGGATGATGGTTTGCTGTATGACCATCGTGAAGCGCCCGCAGATACGAGCATGGTCGAGCGTGATACCCCGAAAGTGTTCGAGGAAGATGAAGAGCGGTACACGGGGCTGTTGGACGGTTTGCGTGTCGCTTACGGTGATTCGTCTGCGCATCCGGATGGGTGTGTAATCCATCAGCCTCCTTGCGAGCCTGGCCATGTCGATCTGGACCGATTGATTTCGACAATTTGGGATCCGGCTCAGGATGTTCAGCAGTCGCGGTCCGACTTTCTCAATCAGATCACTCATGCATCAGACTCTTGGTTGTCGAAGATCGCGTGGGATGGATGCCTTCGCGAAGACTTGATCGTGTCGCCAGGCGATGCGATTGTGCTCGGTTTCGATGGCTCCCGTGGCCGAGTTCGAGGCAAGGCGGATGCTACCGCGTTGATTGGGTGCAGAGTTTCTGACGGTCATCTGTTCGAGTTGGGCGTTTGGGAGCAGCCTGCTGGCCCGGAGGGAAAGAATTGGGCCCCAAGTCCGCTCGCCGTCGATCGTGCGGTGCGGGACGCGTTCGATACCTACAAGGTTGTTGGTTTCTATGCAGATCCGTCTGGGTGGGCTGATCAGGTGGCCAAGTGGGATGCAGATTTCGCCAGGAAGCTGAAGCTGAAAGCGTCTGCTAAGTCGGCTATTTCGGCGTGGCCGCGTGGCAAGGACACTCGGGTGACTGAGTATGTCGAGCGGTTTAGGGTTTCGGCGGTCAACAAGGAGCTTTCGCACGATGGTTCGCCGTCGTTGGAGAAACATGTTTTGAATGCGCGTAAGCGGCGCACGCGGCAGGGGTACTTGATCTACAAGGCGTACCCGGACTCGCCGGACAAGATCGATGCGGCTTATGCGGCGGTAATGGCTTGGAAAGCGCGGTTGGATGCGGTCACTTCTGGCATCAGCACCAAACGCGGAGGTAAGGGGCGGGTCGTCGCTATGTATTAACTTGTCGCCGAGCCTGACTTAATCAATTTTGGGGTGGGCATGGCTGAATTGTCGTTGAACAAGCTGAATGACGAAGAATCGCATCTGTTTGCGAAGCTGCGGGAGCAACTCTCGGTTTATCAGGCTGCGAATGACATCAAGGGTAAGTATTACGAGGGTAAGTCTCGTTTGCGGGATCTTGGTATTGCGTTGCCGCCGAGTTTGCGTGGTTTCGAGGTGGTTGTTGGTTGGCCTGGTACCGCGGTCGATGTTCTCGAGGAACGTCTTGACTGGGAGGGCTGGGTTTCTCCTGGTGATGAGTTCGATTTGGGCGACATCTATCACGGTAATGATTTGGATGTCGAGTCGTCGATGGCGCATTTGGATGCGCTGATTTACGGGACTGCGTTTGTGGCGGTCTCGACTGGTGCTGCTGGTGAGCCTGGGGTTTTGGTGACTGTGGAGTCGCCGAAGAACATGACGGCGATTTTTTCGGGGCGTACGCGTCGGGTGTCGTCTGCGTTGTCGGTTTCGCGTGATGAGCATGGCCGGATTGAGTCAGCAATGTTGTTCCTTGAGAACGAAACGATTTCGCTGGTTTTGGATACTGGGCAGTGGATTGTGACGGGTCGGGACCCGCATAAGTTGGGTCGTGTTCCGGTTGTGCAGTTGGTGAATCGTCCTCGTTCGGGTGATATTGGTGGTCGGTCGGAGATTACTCGGGCTGTTCGGTATTACACGGATGCTGCGGCGCGTACGGTTATTTCTGGTGAGGTTGCGCGTGAGTTTTATGCGGCTCCTCAGCGGTGGATGATGGGTGCTCCGGAGTCGTTCTTTCAGGATGAGGCTGGTAATACTAAACCGGCGTGGGAGTCCTATCTTGGTAGAATTCTTGCTGTAGAGCGTGATGAGGAAGATAATTTGCCCACGGTGGGTGAGTTCAAGTCTTCTTCGCCTGAGCCGTATATCAATCAGGTTCGTTCTTATTCTCAGTTGTTGTCGGCTGAGGCTGCTATTCCGCCTACGTATCTTGGGTTCGCGACGGATCAGGCTGCGTCTGCGGATGCTATTCGGGCTATGGAGGCGCGTTTGGTGAAGCGGGCTGAGCGGCGGCAGAAGATGTTTGGGCGGGCGTGGACTGAGGTTGCGCGTTTGGCGATGTTGTTCCGTGATGGGGTGGAGCCGAGTGATTTCGGTTCTGTGCGTCCGTTGTGGAGGGATCCGTCTACGCCTACTCGTGCTGCTGCGGCTGATGAGGTTGTGAAGATGATTTCGGCTGGTGTGTATCCGCCGGATTCTGGTGTGACTCGGGATCGTTTGGGGTTGTCGGAGACTGATCAGCGTCGGTTGAGTGAGGATATGCGTCGTGCGCAGTTCTCGCAGATTCTGAATCGGGTTGGGCAGCCGGTGGATCCGAAGGCTGAGCAGTTGGTGTCGCGGAATGTTCCGGTGACTGTCTGATGGCGAGTGCTGCTGAGCGTCGGCTGGTGTTGGATGAGTTGTCGCGGCTGGCGATGGCGGATTTGGTGTCGTTGTGGCGTCAGGTGTCGGTGTTGCCGGCCCCAGAGTTTCGGGCTGTGATGTTGGATGGGTTGTCGGAGATTCTGGCTCCGTACAGTTTTGGTGCGGGGGAGATGGCGGCGCAGTGGTATACGGATTCTGCTCCGGAGTTGAAGTATCGGGGTGTGAATTTCGCTGAGCTTGATGTGGGTGCTGTTCGGGGGTCGACGGAGTGGGCGTTGGCCGCGAAGGGTGATGCTGCTCTGGACCGTTTGGGCGGGATGGTTGTTCGGCATGTTTTCGGGGGTGCTCGGCAAACGACGGCCCGGAATGTTGTGAATGAGGGTCGTGGGGCTGGCTGGATTCGTACGGCGAATGGCAATGCGTGCAAGTTTTGTCAGATGCTTGTGACTCGTTCTGAGACTTTCTATTCGAGCGAGAAAGCAGCTACTCAGGTCGGTTTCGGTGGGGGTGGCCGTGTGCGTGGCAGTCAGGCTCATGGCGATGACTATCACGACAACTGCAAGTGCGGATCCATGGAAGTTCGTCCCGGTAAGTCGCACACTCGACCGTCGTATACGGAGCCTTGGTTTGGTGAGTATGAGGCGGCGCAGAAGTTGGCTGGGGATTTGGATTTTCGTGCGGGGGAGACTGCTACTCAGCGGTTGATGCGGGCGTATCGCCTTCTGTAGGTGATTGTTTCGCGTGTTTTAAGGCCTGCCCAACGATTGGGTGGGCCTCATTTTGTTGGCGTCGTACGTCAACGCAACGATTTGGGAGTGATGTATGTCTGATGTTGTCGAGCCTTTTCTGTCTGATGATCAGGTGACGAAGGTTGCGGACGTCGTGGTCAAGGCGGTCGAGCCGTCTGATGACGAGCCGTTGCGGGAGCCCGGCAAGCGAGCTTTGGACGCTGAGCGTGAAGCGAACCGTGCACTGAAGGCTGAGAAGGCTGAACTTGCGGAGAAGCTGCAGAAGCTTGAGGACCGCGATAAGTCGGAGGAGCAGAAGCGACAGGAAGCGTTCGACGCGGCTGTTGCAGCTAAGTCTGAATCCGATGCTCGCGCTGCTGCTGCCGAGAAGGCTCTCATCCGTTTCGAGGTGGCAACCGACAAGGGCATCCCCAGTGAGCTGGTAGGCCGACTGGTCGGTGAAACCCGCGAAGAGCTTGAAGCGGACGCAGACAAACTTTTGGAATTCATTGGTGAACAGGACAAGCCACGACGGCCCGCACCTGTTGCGACTTTGGGTAACAACTCTGCTGTCAATGATGTCGATAACAATGCCCGCAGCATTCTGCTGGGCTGAACACTTTTTCTTAGGAGCCCTATATGGCAACTCATAACATTTCTGCGCTTGCGGGCGGTTCTGGCGGTTCGAACCTCCTTCCCCGCAACGTGTCTAGCGAGATTTGGGATCTGGCAAAGGAACGCACCATTATCCCTGCGCTGTCTCGTTCGACCTCGATCATTCTCGGGGAGAACACCTTCCCCACTATCACCAAGCGGCCGTCGGCGTCGATTGTTGGTGAAGGCGCGAACAAGCCTGACAGTGAGCTCGAGGTTGGCTCGAAGACCATTCGACCGGTCAAGTCGGTTGTCGGTCTCGAGTTCACCATGGAAGCGATCCTGACTAACCCTGCCGGCGTCCTGGGTCTGTTGCAGACCGAGCTTGGTGAGGCGTTGGCCCGTCAGATTGATCTGGCGATCCTGCATGGACGTGAGGCGTCTTCGGGTGCCGCTCTGACTGGTGGACATGAGTTCATCAACCAGACCACAAACCGTGTTTCGATCAGCGGTGCCGCATCTCATGATGCTGCGCTCTGGGAGGGATACGGCAAGATCGTAGACAAGGGCGGCCGAAGCTTCACCGGTCTCGCGCTTGATCCGCGATTCGTCTATCAGCTGGCGAATGATCGTGACCAGCATGGTAATCGTCGTAATCCGGACATTCAGATCGGTTCGGCTGTTACCTCCTATGCGGGGCAGCCGGTTGCGGTGACGCGTGGCGTTTCGGGCCAGATCGACAACTCGGTGGACACCAAGGTTCGCGGTTTCGGTGGCGACTGGGATGCTCTCGGCTTCGGTTATGTCCTGGACATTCCCGTGAAGCGCATCGAGTACGGTGACCCGTTCGGCAATGGTGATCTTCAGCGCCGCAACTCTGTCGCGTACCTCGCAGAGATCATCTTCGGCTGGGTTGTCCACGACATCGATTCGTTCGTGGCATACGACCAGGGAACTCCGTCCGGTAGCTAGTCGTGTTGGGGCGCAGCGCATGTTGCGCCCCACTGAGGGGTACTGATGGTCACAGTTGACGATGTAAAAAAACGGTGGATCGGTGACTGCCCCTTCGATAACGACTACATCGAAACGCAGATCGCTGACTCGCTAGATGCCATCAGGTCATACGAACCCGCGTTCGATGACATGGTTCCGGACAAGATTCGTCCTGAGCGTGTGACCCGGGTGGTGTGCCGGATGGTGCTGCGACACTTGAAGAACCCTGATGGTGTGCGGCAAGAGCAAGAAACTACCGATGTGACTTCTGCGTCGCGTACGTATGCGGGCGCGGATCCGGGGGCAATCAGCTTCACCGAGGCCGATAAGCGTGAATTGTTCGGGCGCGGCAAGGGTGCGTACACGATCAGCATGGAAGCAGCGGATGTCGGTTACGGAGTGACGTTGCAGGATTATGGGTGGGTTTGATGATTCTTCAACATGCTGAATCTTTCACGGTGTCGGAGCCGATCAGTGGGGGCAAGGATGCGCATCACAATGATGTGGAGACTTGGTCTGATCCGCTGTTGGTGAAGGACGCGACGATTTATCGTGCGCCGGTTGAGGTTTTGGAGTCCGGGCGCAATGAGAAGCGTGTCCACAAGGCTCGGATTACGTTGCGCCGGTGGGTGAATGTGTCCGAGTATGCGGTGGTCCGGTTCGACGGGTTTGCGTGGGATGTGACGCAGCCGCCTCGTAAGGCGAAGAATCCGTATACGGGGTCGGAGTCGTTTCAGCTTGCGGTGTCGAGAGTAGGTGGCTGATGGCTAGGGTGACGGTCACTGACGGGTTGGGTGTGGTCGACGTGTTTGAGGGTGCGTCGGTGCGGTCTGATTCTGATGAGGGTGGTCCTTCGATCCTTGTTGTGACAGGTGAGTCGGGGGAGGTCCGCGGTCTTTACAACGAGGGTGTGGGTTGGTTGAAGGTGTTGGTGGATCATGGCTGACGTGCGCATGGTCCACCACAATGGGGGCTACAAGGCGATGCGATCCGCTCCGGGTGGCGTTGCCATGCTGGAAGCTTTGGCTAATCGAGTGGCGGCGCATGCGGCGGCCGGTGGTGGGAAGTTCGCTGTGGGTTCACGGCAGGGTGTGGCTCGCCCCAAGGGGCGTTGGCGTACCAGTGTGGTGACCGCGGACTATAAGGCTCGTCGTCGTAACGCGAAGGAACATGTGTTGCAGCAGGCGGTGGCCAGTGTCCGGTAGTGCGCGTAAACCTGCGGTGTCTGTTGTGGTGGCGCTGTTGGCGTCGGGGTTGGGTGTCCGTGTCGGTTCGGAGATGCCGAAGGAGCCGTATCCGGACACGTTCGTCCGGGTCAGACGGCTGGGTGGCACGAAACGCAATGTGATCACGGATTATCCGATGTTCACGATTGAGTGGTGGGGGCTGTCGGAGGTTGCTGCGGAGGCGTTGGCCGGCCGGGGAACTGATCTGCTGGAGGATGCACCGGGAGCGTACGTCGAGTACGTGACCGAGGATTCGAGCCTGAGTGAGGCGTGGGTTTCCAGTTTCACCGAAATTGGTGGGCCGGTGTCGAATCGGGATCCGGATGTTCGTTCACATGCGCGCTACACCTCGACTGTCGAGTTGGGCATCTCCACGAGCGCGTAAAAATCAAAATTCTTTTGTGGCTGCACCCATGTCGGGTGTGGCCTCTTTCTTTTTAGGAGTGCCGTATGGCTACTGATACTTCCAAGGTTTATCTTGCGGGCAGCGCGGACGGCCCGAACGCGAAGGGTTTGTTCTATCGCGCACCTGAGGGCACTGCGTTGCCGGTGAGTGCGTTGACTCCGCTTCCTGCGGCGTACGTCTACCAGGGCGGCAACTCGGATGCGGGTTACACCAACTCGCAGTCCCGAGACACTACAAAGATCGCAGATCATGATGGTGAGACTGTTGCGGTTCCGCAGTCTGCGTATTCGGAGACTTTCACCATCGAGGTGATCGAGTCGAAGAATGCGGACACGTTGAAGACTGTGTTCGGTGACGACAATGTCGTTATCACTGCGGCTACACCGACTTCGGGCGCTGAGATCCGTGTCATTCACAATGCGTCGATCCTGCCTCGTTCGGTGTTCGTGTTCGACACCAAGCACGGCAAGGGTGTGCGTCGGCAGATTGTTCCGCTCGGCCAGGTCACTTCGGTGGGTGATGTGACGTTCGTGTCGAAGGATATTGTCAAGTACCCGTTGACGATTGAGTGCTTCAAGTATCTCGATGGGGATAAGCCGGCGTATGTCATTGACATTCTCAATGACGGTGTCGTGTCGGGTTCCTAGTCCCGATTTGTTGTGGCCCCGCTGCTGATTGCAGCGGGGCCTTTGTTGTACCCACCTACTTTTGAGAGAAGCTTATGTCTGCATTTGTTGTGCCCGCGTCGAAGATCCCCGCCCTGATGGAGGATCCGGAGAATCAGTTCGAGTTTCAGCTTGTGGAGGATGGTCCGACGCATGTTCTGCCGAAGTTGGGTTTCTTCCCCCGTAAGACGGTGAAGCATATTGCGTCTGCTGTTGGCGAGAAGGTCAACAGTATTGAGCTGTTTCGTCAGTTGGTTGAGCTGCATGCTCCTGACGCGTTCGAGGCGGTTGATGCGTTGGAGGAGGATCAGGCTGCGGAGTTGGCTGATGCGTGGTTTAAGGCGTCGGAGATCACTGTGGGGGAATCTACGGCCTCGGAAGACTCCTAGACGGTGAGCATTCTGGGGCCGTCGAGTTCGATCTTTTAGCGCATGGGTTTCGGCGGCGTGATGTTGGTACTGAGCGGATGTCGTGGGTTGAGTTCCGCGATTTTGTTCAGAATTTGCCGCCGACTGAGTCTTCGGCGTTGTACAGGTCGAGGTTTCCGAATTCGTGGTGGTGGAAGACGGAGTACGACTTCATGGCTGCGCAACTGTTCTCGTTGCAGGCGGCGAATTGGCAGCGTTCGGGCGGTTCTGGTGATAAGCCTGAGTTGGTGTCTCGTCCTCGCGAGGACGGCGATGTGGCGGCTGTCGATGATGATGCGATGCCGTTGGAGGATCTGCGGGACTTTTTCGCGCAGGTTCAAACGGAGACGGTAGAAGCGCCGAAACCTGTTGTTGCGGTGCGGAAGAAGGCTGTCAGGTTGACGGTCGATGATGTGGTTTTGATTAAGCAGTTGTTGGCGGAGCGGGTTCCGCAGAAAAGTATCGCGGCCGAGTTCGGGGTCTCGGTTGGGTGCATTTCGAGTATTTGTCGGGGCCGTACGTGGGCTCACGTTGGGGGTGAGTGATGCCTGGTATTGAGGTAGCAACTGCATATGTGTCCATGGTCCTTTCTACGAGAGGAATGCCGGCGCAGATCAATTCGGCGTTCAAGGACGCAGGTAAGGGTGCAGATAAGGCTGGCGAGTCGATGGGCTCGAGTCTTGCGTCCGGGTTGTCTAAGACGTTCATGGCGGGTGTTGCGGCGACAGCTGCGGCTGGTTCGTTGGCGATTGGTACGGCCCTTACTAAGGGTTTTCAGCGTCTGACGGCGATTGATAATGCTGAGGGCAAGCTTGAGGGCCTTGGGCACACAAGTCTTGGCACCGCGAAGATTATGGAGTCTGCCCTCGCCTCGGTGAAGGGCACATCGTTCGGCCTCGGTGAGGCTGCGACGATTTCAGCGTCTGCTGTTGCTGCGGGCATCAAGCCGGGTAAGGATCTGACGCGCTATCTGTCGATCACTGCTGACGCGGCAACCATTGCTGGTACGTCCATCGAAGAGATGGGCGCGGTCATGAACAAGGTTCAGACGAAGGGTAAGGCGTACACCCTTGATCTGAATCAGCTTGCTATCCGCGGTATTCCGATCTATCAGATGTTGGCGAAGGAAATGGGTGTCTCGCAGGAGGCGCTCACGGACATGGTTGCTGAGGGCAAGGTCGACTCGGCTACTTATCTGGCGGCGATCGAGAAGAACTTGGGCGGCGCGGCACGCGCAGGCAATACGGTGTCGGCTGCTTGGGCGAACACGATGGCCGCAATGGGGCGTCTTGGTGCTGGCGCTTTGAAGCCAACGTTCGGGCGAACTGCGGATTGGCTTAAGGGCATCACGAGCGGCATCGACATCATAACACCGAAGGTGTCGCAGTTTGCGGAGGTTTTGGATCACCGGATCTTCAACATGGGCCTGCCTCGGTTGAAGAAGTTCGGCGAAGAGGCCAAGACGGCGTTCGAAGGTTTCATGGACGTCAACGGTGGCGCTATCACCAATAATTGGGACCGCCTGAAGCAGGCGCTGTCTGATATTGGTGACACTGCTTCACGCATTGGTACGCCGATGTTGGCGATTGGCACTTCATTGGCGAAGGCGCAAGCGGCGTTGGGCGTTGGCGTGTGGTCAGTGTTTTTGAACGCGCTGGAGTCGGTTTCAACGATTCTGAATGTGACGTTGGTTCCGGTTCTGAACGGCTTGTCGTCGTTGATGAACAACAATCAGGTTGCGGTTACTGCACTTGCCGCGGCGTTCCTGCTGTTTAAGACGGTGCCGGGGATTATTGCGCGGATCGCTCCTTCGATGGCAAGTTTGGCGGCTCAGTCTGCGGCTGGTGTTAAGCCTTTGACTGCGTATCAGCGGGCTTGGCAGTCAACTGGCACTGTTATAAATGGCACGCGGGGAGCGTTTTCCCGATTCTTCGCTGATGTCCGTTCGACGCCGGCTGCGCTGGGTGCTACGACCGGATACTCAAGGCTTTTCAGCTCAACAATCCTCACTGCCGGGGAGCGCACACTTGGGTTGACGCAGCGGTTGACAGCATCTAATACCGCTCTCGGGCGGATGGGTTCCGCGTACCAGGGCGCTGTTCCGCGCGTGCAGGCATTCACTGCGTCGCACCGCGCGGCGGCGGAGCAGATGAAAGCTCTTGCGTTGCAGACGAAGGGGTTCACTTCTGCTGACGCTATCGCGCGCCAGGCATACCATGGAACGGCTGGGGCAATTGGCCGCATTGGTGTGGTCGCGGGTGGTGTCGGAGCGTCTGGCATGTCCGCCCTGGGGTCAACCCTGCAGGGTGTTGGCAAGGGATTCGGTGCGCTGACAGGGGCCTTGGGTGGCCCGGTCGGTGTGGGCATTATGGCTGCAGCCATTGCCATTCCAGCGCTCATTTCGTCGGCGAAGAACTGGGATGCTCAAGCGAAGATTACCGAAAAGTTTTCGGACAATGTTGCGGTGTCGCAGCGGAAGATGGCTCGTGCGTTCACTGAGTCCAAGGGCGCAATGTCGGACGGTGTGCTGGCGCAGACGCAATCTCAGGCCGAGTCACTGGTTTCAAAACTTGAGGAGTCCGCAAAGGCTGCACCAGGTTTCTGGGACAAGGTTCTTGGTGCAGGGAAAAACGTTGTCGAGAACCGTGGACAACTCACTTGGGCTAGCCTTACTAATGGTCAAGCGTCAGACGAGCTTGATGAGCGCAAGCGTCAGGCTGAAGCAAGCAAGTTGACGCTCGATTCGATGAAAGATCTAGGGATCGGCGCGGACGAACTCAGTAGCGCTCTTGCTGGCACCGATGGTCAATGGAAGTCGTTCTATGACACCCTGGCGTCGAATAAGGGCGTTTCGGACGAAACGCTGGCAGGGGCCCGGGATCTAAAGTCCGGAATGGACAGGATTCGGGACGCGGCTAAGAATGTTTCGCCTGGAATCTATGAAATCGCTGAAGGTTTCAAGGTCCTTGGGGATGCAGCTTCAACTACGTCTCAGAAGGCCTCGGCGTTCAAGTCGGTAATGGACGCTATTGCTGGTGTTCCGCCTGATCTTGGCAATGCAATGTCTTCGTACAATCAGGTGATTCGCGAGGCGAAGAAGCTGATCGAGGAGCCGTGGGATGTTTCCAAGGGCGCTCTGGGAAGCGCGCTGATTGGCGCTAACGGCATGGTGGACACGGCAACTGAGAACGGCGAATCGGTTCGCCAGACAATCCAGGGCATCCGTGCTGAAGCTATTCAGTTCGTGTCCGCTGGCGGTGATGTCAACGAGGTTGTCGCAAAGAATGCCGATCTGTTCAAACAGTTGGGCGATTCAGTCAACTGGACCGATGAACAGCTCGCCGGAGTCCTCGAGAAGGAAGGTTACCTCGAGCGCGTTCTGCATGCTGGCGCGGCGCTTCAGGGCTTGGACGATGTTACCAAGGGCATCGGCATGGTTCAGGCGGCTATGGACGGGATTGAGCCGGGTAAGCCGAGAGTCATTCCTGTTCAGTTGTTGAATGACAAGCTTGTTCGCGACACGCTTGAGGGTTTGGGCGTCAAGATCGAAGAGATCGACAACGGCGCAAACTTCCGGGTGACGATGGACGACCGGGCCTCAGACAAGGTTGATGAGGTAGTCAAGAAGGCGCAGGGTATAGCGGCGCTCCGGGCGACAGTCGGTATCGATGCTGACACAAACAAGTTCGACCTAAAACTTGGCGATTCAAAGAACTTCATTGCACTGCTCAGCGGCATGGAGGCGAAGCCTGGGGCCGACCTGAACCTTGACAAGTTCAAGAACGCCAAGCAGCTAACGGTTGATGAGTTGGCTGATCTGTCAACGAAGTTCGCCGACCCGAAGGCATTCCTCGAAGGTGTCACGAAGTTCCTCACCGATGCGGGGATGCTTAAGAGTTCTCTTGATGCGCTTCCGGATAACAAGACTGTCACCACGACGCTGAAGACGATTCACACGGAGTACTGGGAGTCGCGCGGTGTTCCATCCGATCAGGCTCCGCGCATTTCGGGGCCCGTTCCGGTGGGTGGCCGATACTTCGGTGCTCGTCTTCCTCGGAACTCCTATGGTTCGAGACTCCCTACTGTTGGGCCAGGCACTGACACTGTCGACGGCATTCTCGGCGTGGGGCGTGATGGTGTCCCGACCACGTGGGTGGACAAGGGCGAATGGATCATCAACGGGAAGTCCTCAGAGAAGCACAACAGGCTTCTTGCGGCGATTAACCGTGATGATCCGCGGTTGAAGAATCTGCCTGGTTTCGCGGAGGGTGGCCGCAACGGTATTCAGGCTGCACTGTCTGCGGGTAAGTCTGTGGATGGCAACACCTACTTGTGGGGTGCCACGGGTCCGGAGCGGTTCGACTGTTCGGGGTTTGTGGGCTGGTTGCAGCAGATCGTCATGGGCGTCGTCGGTTCGGTGAAGCGGCTGTACACAACGCACGACCTGATGGGGTCGAGTGGTGTTGCTGGTTTGCAGCCCGGTTTGGGGCCTGCGGGGACACAGTTCCAGGTTGGTGTCTCTGCCGATCATATGGCGGCAACGATCGCTGGTCACTCTGCGGAGTCTGGTGGCGCTCATGGCACGTCGGGCATTGATGGCGGTCGGGCGAATGCTCAGTCCTCGCATCTTCCGAAGAAGTGGCATCTGCCGAACTCGGAAATCGCTGACTGGGTCGAAGGTTCCTCGACGAGTGGTGGTTACAGCTACGACTCGAAGAAGAAGGTCGAGTGGACTGAGAAGAATCAGCTTGATTTGGAGTCTGCGACGATCGCCATTCAGCAGGCGAAAGAAGCCCGCGACAAGGTGTACGCGAACTCGAAGAAGTCGCAAGCCGACCGCGACCAGGCCGACAAGCGAGTCCAGAAGGCTGAGCAGCGTGTCATTGATCTTCAGAAGAAGAAGGATGATGCGGCTGCCGGTAAGGATGCGTATGACGGTCCCGCGCCTCAGGCACCTGAGATGGAGCGCATTTTCTCCGATGATGAGGCTGAGCGTCTGGAAGCTCAGATGCAGGTTGACGATGCGGAGTTGCGCCGCAACGAGGTGTACGCCGACCTTGACGCATCTGAGAATGATCGAACTCGCGCGGATATCGCTTTGCAGAAGGCTCAGAAGAATCTCGAAGAGGTTCTGAAGGGCAAGAAGGAAGGCGACAAGGATTATTCGCTGAACGGCATCATGAAGCGATTCGCTCACAGTGTCGTTGATGCGGGGTTCTCGGCGTTGGAAGGCCAGGACTACTTCGGGTTGATGCAGTCTCGTTGGTTCACAACGGATTGGCAGACGCTTGCGGGCGATCCTGTGATTCCGGCGAACTCCTCTCAGGCTGATATTGATGGTCAGACTGGCGGGATGCCTTGGTACGAGCGGTTGTTGCGTGATGGTGAGTTCACGGATGAGGCGCGTGTGGCGACGGGCCTCGAAGAGGACAATCCGTTGGTTGATTGGGTGTTGCGGGCTCGGGAGATGAAGGCTCCGAAGGTTTTCGACAACGGTGGTTGGTTGTTGCCGGGTGAGTCGGCTATCAACTTGTCTACGAAGCCTGAGCCGATTTTCAACAGTCCTGCGCAGCTCGGCAAGTTCATGGGCGGTGACGGTTTGAAGCCTGCACAGCCTGCGGTCAATGACTACAGCGTCCACTTCCACGGCGATGTGAGTACCCGTGACGATGCGGAATTGGTGAGCAAGCTGCGGTTCGAGCAGAAGCGCATGGTTTACGGACTCACCGGGGGGTGACAATTGGCTGGAACACTGATAGAGCTGGAAAGCTATACAGGAGAATGGTTTACGCTCCTCGGTCCCGCGAAAGGGGATCGGGGAGTTTTTTTGGATCAAGAACCGTCCGGGTTCTATGACGAAGAGCCGATTGAGGCGATCTACAACAGTCACGCATTCGAGCTGGGTGCCACGTTCGGCGGTATCCGGGTCAACAAGAAGGACGTGCTGTTCAAGGTTCATGTGAAGGACACGAAGGATGCCACGTGGTTGGAAAACAATTCTGCGTGGCAGCGGGCGTTGTCGTTCACGAAGGATTCGAAGCTGTGGATCGAGACTGACGGTTCTCGCAGGTATTTGAAGATCCGGAAGTTCAAGTCGAATGAGTTGACGCCGAAGATCGATCCGAACAAGGTGCAGTACGGCCTGGTTGTGATGACTTGTGTTGCGCCGTATCCGCGTTGGATCGAGGACGATGGCGAGTTCCTGTGGACTGCGCAGACTGATTCGTTGAACGGGACGACGTGTTGGGGCACGTTCCCGGTGAAGAACCCGACCGACACTGAGGTGTGGTTGAAGTACGAACTGCAGGCGTATCCGGGTGCCGAGTACATTTTGCCGGATTATTCGTTCGGGGACAACAGACTTCGCCGGAAGGTGGAGGACGCGAACAAGCAGATCACGTTAGCGAAACTGTTGGCCGGCGAGCACCTGTTGGTGGATACGGATGAGTCGCCGGATTTCGGGCAATTCAACTCGTCCATCGACACCCAGTTTTACATCCGCATGAAGGGTAAGACGTTCACGTATCCGATTCCTGCGGGTAAGAAGCGGACGTTGTTGCCGATTGGTGTGAGGTTCGCGCCGGCTGGTGTCGGGGTGAGGATTCGTACTCCGAAGACGTGGTCGAGTTCGTTGGTGCTGCCATGACTTCGGTTGCGACGATCGATTTCGATGCGGTGTTCGGTGAGATTCGGGCGCGTTTGGAGGATGAGCGTGAGGCGCGGTTGCAGCCTCCGCTTGTCCGCTTGTGGGATGGCGATTGGAATCTTCGCGGTGTTGTGAAGCAGGAGATTTCGGGGAGTTTTCAGTACATCGATAATGAGACTGGCACTGGTGTTTTAGATTTGCCGCTCGAGTATTACTTGTCGAAGTGGCTGATTGATGTTGAGGCTAGGTCGACGACTGGTGTTCACGTCACGGTTGATAAGGATGGTTCGCGGTGGGCGGGCCGTATGGGTTCGTGCAAGATCATCAAGGATGAGAGTGGGCGTAAGTTCGTTCGGTTGATGTTCCGGCATGACTTGGAGGAACTGAAACATCTGCTGGCGTACAGCAATCCGTGGTTGCCGCCGGAAATTCAGTTTCCGCGTTTGTGGGTGCTTTTCGGGCGTGCTCGTTGGGCTTGCAAGACAACGCTTTTGGTGAACATTATGCGTGTCGAGTCCTCGATTTGGGCGTTGCCTGATGATCCGATGGATCCGACGAAGTGGAACAACTTCAATCAGTCGACGTGGTCGATGGTGGTCAAGCCGGATCTTGAGCCTGACAATAGTGTTGGGGCGCTGGTTCATTCTCGTTTCAAGAATATTTTTGAGGCGACGAAGAATGTTGTGGCTGATGCTCAGTTGTCGTGGGAGGCTCGGCGGTACCTCGATGGCGATCCGCCTCCGTTCCCTGGCGCGAATTTGCGTCATGGGTGTTTGGTGTTCGATCTGATCGACAAGTCGGGCTGGAACACGGGTACGTCGTTCGGCGGCAACCTGTTCTCCGGTTTGGGGTTTGCTCGGACGAATATCGGTTCGGATGGTTTGACGGAAAGCATTCAGACGCTTCCGGATCCGAACATGCCGGATGTTGCGTTCACCCCTGGTTTCAAGGGGTCTTCGCCTGCTGTTCCTGCCGTGATCTACCGCGAGGGTGATCATACGGGGATCCAGTCGTCGGAGTGGGAACACATTCCTGCCACGGATGTTGGTGTGGTTGCGGGTGGCCACTCGATGCCGGGCGTCAATGAGTTGATTAAGGCCACGGTGGTCATGCTAGGGGATCTCACGGCGATGATTCCGGGTGTTCCGCCGATGGGTGGTGTCGCTGATGCGATTTTGGCTCCGCTGTACACGGATGTGTTCATGGCGTTCGGGAAGTGGAAAAGCCCTGCGCGAGCACAGAAGTTGGGTTGGTCGCACTATCACGAGAAGTGGGCTGACGGCGCTGACACGGCGTACACGTTGGCGTGGCTGTTGGCGATGCGTACGGGCATGTGGGAGACGCGGGAACGTTACCGGTACACGTTGACTGTCGCTGATGGTGCTCAGGGCTGGTTTGTTGGCCAGCGCGGGCACGGGCACTTCTTCATTGGTGACCGGATCGGTTCAACGATTATCGGTTGTCCTCCAGGAGTTATTTACGTTGACCGTGTTTCGGAGTTGACGTTGTCCTGGGATCGGGGAAAGACGCCTTCGTGGGCGATCGTGATTGGTGAGCGTGAGCCTGAGGATCCGATTCGTAAGGCGTTTGAGAAGTTGCAGGATTTCATTGGAATGCTAAAAGACTTGGGGGTCTTGTGAGTTACGCGACGTTCGAAAGCTGCCAGCCTGCGGAGGGTGAAGATCCCGATCCTCGGAACATCTTTCAGTGGGCTCTGCAGTCGATGCCTTTCGCTGGGGCTACGCCGTTGTTAGTGCAGCCTCAGGTTCGGCCGGAGTGGTCGGAGATGTTGTGGGATCTTGGTTTCCGTCATCATGCGGATTTGGCGACGAAGCGGATTGTGCCTCCGATGCGGGGGCAGCGTAATTCGTTGAATGGTGCTGTTGCGTTGGTGGGTGTGGATGAGCCGGATCCTGCTCCTGAGGTGATTCAGGATCCGGCGACGTTGACTGTCGAGGGGCAGGAGGCGCAGTTGGAGGAGTACCGGAAGCTGGGGCGACTGCCTGCGGTTGCTCCGAGTGTTGAGGGTGCTGAGGTGATTTCGGGTCCGTTGTTTGATCCGTCTGAGCACACGGTGTCTGCGGTGAATGGCTATTTGTTGGCTCCGATTCCGGTAGTTGAGAAGCGGCGTGTGATGGCTGCGGAGATGGCGTCGAAGAAGCCTCGGCAGGGGATCTTGAATGCGCCGCAGAATAGGGGTTTGTGATGGCTGCGAAGTTTTGGCCGTTGGAGCGCGGACTGGTGGTGACCTCAGGTTTCGGTTCGCGTTGGGGGACCACTCACTGGGGTACGGATTTCGGTAAGGATGGTGGCTCTGGTGGGCTGCCGGTGTTCGCGGTTCAGGGTGGCACTGTTGTGAACGCTGGGGCGGCGTCGGGGTTCGGTCAGTGGGTTGTGGTGGATCATCCGACTGCTGACGGATCGGGAACGACTGTGTATGGGCATGTGATCCCCGAGGTTGGGGTTGGTGCTCGTGTTGAGTCTGGTCAGCGCATTGCTCGTATCAATCCTGTGAAGGGTGCGGGGAACGGCAATGTTGATCCGCATCTGCATTTGGAATGGCACAGGTCGGTGTGGTCGGCGAACGGTGCGGACCGTATGGATCCGCTGCCGTTGTTGGATGGTGCGTCGTATCCCGGTGAGGGTGCGCCGAAGCCTGAGGTTGGGGGTGAACGGGTGACGTTCTTCGGGATTGATATTGCGTCGTATCAGGCTGGTTTGGATATGTCGCGGGTGAAGTCTGAAGGCTTCTCATATGTGATTGCGAAGGCAACTGAGGGTGCAAGTTACACAAATCCTGAATACCGCCGGCAGCGTGATGGGGCTCGGGCGAACGGACTGTTGTTCGGTTCGTATCACTATGTGAAGTCCGCGGATTCGGCGCGGGCGCAAGTTGACCGGTATGAGTCGGTTGAGCCTGACCGGAGTATTCCGGTGATGCTGGATCACGAGTTGTCGTCTGGCGATGCGGGTGTTTTGCGGGCGGTGTTCGCAGAGTTCGTTGCTCGCGGTTATCGCGTGAATTTGGTGTATCTGCCGCGTTGGTATTGGTCTGGGCATATCGGTTCACCCGATCTTTCGGGCTTGCCGCCGTTGATGGCGTCCAACTATGTGACCGGTGGCGGTTTCGCCAGCGTCTTGTACGACAGGGCGGGTGGCGACAGGTCTGCTCGTTGGGATGGCTACGGCAACAACAGTGTTGCGGTGTTGCAGTTTTCTGATCAGGGCCGTGTGGCTGATTACTCGTTGGATGTGAATGCCTTCCGGGGCACAGTGGAAGATTTGGCTGCTCTGTTTGGGGTGGCCCCTTTGGAGGTTGTTATGTCTCTTGCGGACGAAGAGTTGGGGAAGTCGTTCCCTTCGCGGTCGATTTATCGTGATCATGATCAGGTTGTGGATACGTTGGCCGGGTTTGTGCTGAACATGGACGCACGTATTCACGAGGATTTTGTTGTGGCTCAGGCGAAGTTGGGTGTTCCTGAGTATGTGGAGAAGGTTCGTCGTGTGGCGGCGAATGGTATGGCTGGTGTGGGTGATCAGGATTCGAAGAATCGCGCTCAGGCTGTGTTGGATGGGTTGGCGGTGAGCGATGTCTGAGGTTACGCAGGTTGCGTATCCGTGGCGGGCGACGGTGCGGACTGGGTTTCAGGTCGGCGTTGCGCTGTTGACACTGATCCCGGTCGTTCTTGTCACGTCGGGCCTTTCGTTGACTGTGGTGGGTGGGCAGATCATTGCTGTCACCACGGCTGTTGCGAAGGTGATGGCGTTGCCTCAGGTGAATGCGTTCATCGATCGGTTTGCGCCGTGGCTCGCGGCTGAGCCGGTACCGATCACGGCGAAGCATCGGGCGGTGTGAGTGAATCCGCCCGAGATGCATCCTTTGGTGATCTTGGCGGGGGTGATCGCGGCAGTGTTGGCTACTGTCGCGGTTATCGTCTCAAAGGCGAAGGAGATTGCCGCTCCGATTGCTGTGTGGTTGTCCAGCATGGAAGAGCGAAGGATTCAACGTCAGGCACGGATCGAGGCTGCTGCACGGATCTTGAATGATGCTCGGGTGGATACCCTTTCGGTGCAGGTTCGTGGTTTGGCTGGGCAGTTGGATGAGGCGTTGCGGGAGATTGTGTCGTTGCGTGCGGAGTTGCATGCGGAGCGTTCTGCCCGTGAGCGGTTGGCTGAGTTGGAAGCCGAGAATGCGGTGTTGCGGACTCGGGTGAGTGGTCTTGGGGGTGATGGATTGTGACTACGCCTGGTGCGCCACCACCTGAGGGTTCTCTTGTTAAGGGTGGCCGCTATTCGCAGGATGTTCCGAAAACTGAAGACGGCGTTATGGCGTTGGTCAAGGGGCAGACGACCATCCCGTGGCAGCGCACCCAGAACAAGTTCCGGGTGAATGGCCGAGCGCTAGAGGAAGATTTGCGGCTGGTCAACAAGCACGAAGGTGAAATAGGTGAACTGATTGACGCCTATAAGCAGTTGATCCTTCAGGGTGAGGCTCAGGTGTTCACCAAGTCTGGCATGTATCGAAAGTCTGAGGGCTGCGTGTCCATCGAGGTCATCATGATCAGCGGTGGTGGCGGCGGAGGCGCGGGCAAGTGGGACATTCGCGGCGGAAACTGGCAAGGCGGCGGCCATGGTGGCGGTGGCGGCGGTGAACTGTACGCGAAGATTCCGGCCATGCTGTTGCCAGATGAGATGTTGGTGGAAGTTCACTGGGATGGCCTGGGTGCCGGCGGTGTCGGCTCTGAAGCGTCCGGCACTGGCGGCGGTACCGTGAAGTTCGGCAATGTTCTTACTGCGGTGGGCGGCGTTGGAGGACTGGGCGCTAACGGCCAACTCCGACCGGCTGCAACTGGAGGCACTGGACTGATCGTCGGCGGCACTGGCGGTTTGGGCTGGGTTGTCAATGCGGACAATACAGAGTCTCCAAATGGCCGCGGAACGGTAGGCGGAAACTCTACTTACGCTGGCGAATTGAGGGGCGGCGGCGGAGGCGGGGGTGGAGGCTCACCCTTTATCGGATACTCCTGGCGAGGAGGCACGGGGGCAGCTTTCCCTGGCGGCGAACCTGGATTCGATGGAAGTTCACCGGCACAGATCATTGCAACCGGCGGTGGCGGTGGTGGCGGTGGAACTGACGCCCGAAGGAATGGCGGCAACGGCGGCTGGCCTGGTGGTGGCGGCGGTGGCGGTTGCGGCGGGACGCTCGCCAGTAACAACGGCAACGGCGGAAACGGCGCATCTGGTGTCGTCTACATCATTGAGCGGATGACGTAATGCCTCACGTCGAATTGAAAATATTTGGAGAGAACGGAATTTGGGTCAAGCCTCCACGTCTGTACGCTGTGGAATTCGTGTGCCGTGGTGCGGGCGGTGGCGGTAGCTTGCTAGCCGGAACGGGTGCTGGTCATGGCGGTGGTGGCGGTTCTGCTACTCGCTCTCTACGTAGGGTCCTCGCGTCTGACTTGCCAGACTTTCTGGAAGTTGCGGTAGGCCAGGGCGGCGTTGGTGGACGCCCTGGCGGTAATCGAAATGGCGCGGACGGCGGAGAATCGCAATTCGGCGACTTCATTGCCGCTGGGGGAGGAAAAGGCGCAACCACTTCGGGTCCAGGCTCGGGAGGGATCGGCTCGTTCGTTGGTGCTAATGGCGGCGCTGGGGGCCAACGGGGCCGGGACGCGGTATCGAGCAAGCGGGACATGTTCACTGGCGGGGCGGGTGGCGGCGGTGGTGGTCAGCCTGGCGGTTCCGCTGGTTGGCGGTTCCCTGGCGAAGGTGTTCCGACTGCGGGCAATAACGGGATCGGCTGGCGTATGTGGTGGCAGGTTCTCAGCTCTGGGTGCGGTGGCGGTGGGGCCACTTCGTCTACGTCTGGCATGGCTGGGGCTGGAGGTTTCCCCGCTGGCGGTGGTGGCGGCGGAAACGGGAATGTGCCAGCTGGCAACGGCGGGAATGGTTGCGTCACGGTCATTGAGTACATCTACGATGAAAGGTAGTGGCTGCGTGGACAAGGTCGCGAAGGTACTGGTTGACGACTACAAGGGCGCACCGGGTAGGGCGAGACTGTTTCGATTGTCGCACACTCTGGATGGGTACGACGAGGTTCTGATTTGGCTTCAAGATGCTATCGGCCCGATGGGCCCTGAGGTGAATGTGGTTGGCACCAACCTCATTACGGGTAGCCCTAAGTTGGGTTTTCCGCTTCCGGGTTCGTGCAAGCTGCAGCACATGGTCGATTTTGAGGACGCCTGTGTGTGGGCGCTGGCGACTGCTGGCGGATACACGATGGAAGCGGCAGACCTGGAACCGGAACCTGATGAAGAGTTGTTTTCTCGTGTTCTGCGCGTGTACGAGGTCGCGTACAAACTTGATGTGCCTTCAACTCGCGTTATCGAGGCGCTGGAAGCTGTTGGTGTTGAGGGTAAGACGCCGAATTCGAATGTTGAACCTGTGGACGCGGTGCGTGTCCGCGACTACCTGAACGGGGTGACGGATGGCTGACATTCGCAAACCAACACCGAAGGGCGCATTGAATCTGCCCACGGTGGGAGATTTTGTGTACTGGTACGCATTCGAGGACGGTACAGAGTTTCCATCCGGGACTCAGATGTACATTCTGCTGGGTGATCCTGAGGACACACAGTTGAAGTGGGAGTTCGCAATTAGCGGTGATACGGCGTCGATCAAGATCGAATCCGATGTTGTCGCGACGATTGCGGCTGGTACGAAGTATTGGTTGATGTTGAAGGACACGACTACTAGTCCGACGACTGAGTTGCAGACTGGTGCTGTGAAGAAGGTGAACGCATGATTCTGGTTGGTAGTGACGGTGACCGAATTGTGTTGGGGGAAGAAGCTACCGGCGGTGGAGGGCTGCTGGTTCCTTCCCCTGGACGCCCCGGCAACAAGGGAGACAAGGGCGATAAGGGTGATACCGGCCCGAAGGGTGATACTGGCGCTGACTCCACAGTGCCTGGCCCGCGGGGCATTCAAGGTGTGCAGGGTGAGCGCGGACCGAAGGGTGATACCGGTGCAGATTCGACTGTTCCGGGGCCGAAGGGTGATCGTGGTGATATCGGCCCTAAGGGTGACAAGGGTGATACAGGAGCTGATTCCGTCGTCCCTGGCCCTAAGGGTGACAAGGGAGATCAGGGGGAGCGTGGACTTCAGGGTGAGGCTTCCACGGTTCCTGGCCCGAAGGGCGACAAAGGCGATCCTGGTGGAGTGACCACTGTTGGTGGGTTCGATGGCGTAGTCACCAAGGCGCAGCTTGGCATAGACCAGGTCGACAACACCCGAGATGCAGACAAACCGATTTCCGATGCAACACAAGGCGCTTTCGACTACATGAGTGCCGCGTTCGGCACAATCATTGGCGACATCAACACCGACCTGACGACGAAGGCTGACCTGGACAACAATGGGAAGGTTTTGGCCGCGCAGATCCCAGCTGAGGCACGCGCATCATTTCGTGGTGTGACGTACTCCGAAGCGGGAATGATCACTCTCGGTGGTGAGCGCGGCGACTGGTGCACTCGTGGTGATCGGGGAACAGATTTCCGGTTGATCGCGAATCCTGCGTCGGTTCCGACGAACTGGTTGGAGGCTACTTATCCTGCTTCGCCGGTTTCTTCGGTGAATGGCAGGACGGGTGCGGTCGATACGTCTTCGGCGGATATTACGGATGCTACGGCGGTGGGCCGGAATGTGTTGAAGGCTGCTGATGCTGCTGCTGCGCGTTCGGCGATTGGTGCAGGTACGGGCAATGGAACGTCGAACCTTGCGATTGGGACGACCTCCTCGACTGCGATGCGTGGTGACGCTAACCAGTTCGTGACAGTCCTGCCAACCTCGGGTCAGATCGCTGGCGTTATCTATCACGTGACGGAGTGAGCGATGTCTGCATACGTTTGGAGCGGTAGCGCGTTCAAGAAGGTCAATCGTAAGACGATGTGGACCGGCAGTGCGTGGAAGGACATCAAGTCCTCGCACCGCTGGACAGGCTCGGCATGGCAAACGATCTACTCGTCGTTCTCTCAAGTCAGTATGACGAAGAACGGCGATCAACAGCTCGCGGCGTCGGCGTGGACGGAAGTTGGCCCATGGTCGCCCGGATCAAACTCGACTGTCACAGGCAACGCATTGCGGGTCAACGGCTCGGGCAACGCCACAATTCAGGTTGGTTCCGAGTGGCCGACGTCCACTTCGGTGAAGGATTGGCGGGTGCTCAAGAACGGCACTGTCGTCTGGACGAAGGGATCCGGGACAGGTTTGACGTTGGCGGACACATTCGCTCTCGCGGTTGTCGACGGAGACCTCCTCACATGCGAGGCATGGAACAGCTCAGGCGTGGCGGCGAACCGCATCGTCAAGACCGGCGCGAACACGTATCTGCGTGTCGTACCGGCCTGAGACAATCGAGGGTATGGCTTTCGAACCTGACCCCGACACCGGCCAACCCGGCACTGTGAAACTCGCTGACGGACGCTGGGCGTACCGCTGGAAAGATGCACCGGACGCTGAGCTGATCTACATGAAGCGACCGGAAAGGCCCGCAGATTCTGCGGTGTGAATGTTTTGGCCCCAACTGTCCTCGCGGATGGTTGGGGCCAATTTTTTTGTGCCTTTTTCAGGTTAGTCAAGACCCTCGACGGTCACAAAACTGTAACGGTTTATTATTCACGCTCATGCATGACCATAAATAGCATGCCTTGACCTGCATTTATTAGCGATCGAGATAACAGTCATGAATCGGGTGTCAGCTACACTTACTACTAAGCGTTACCGAGTCTTGAACAACCCCACGAAGAACGGCCACGAAGTGGTTCCACCAGGATAGCTTATGGGGCTCTGCCCCAAACCCCGCCCAGTCATGGCCCTGGGACGGCCTAGCCCACTGCACTGAAAAGACGCGCAGTGGGCGATAGGTTAACGATCTTCGATCTTCTAAAAAACCATCGCCCGTAGGGTGATAGCGCGAAGCGCGGTCGCTCTTTGATCTCGGGTGACATTTAGCCGAGTTTGGCGGGCGGGAAGTCGCCGTACACACCACGATCCTCACCCTGCAGATATGCAGCGTTCTGATTCACGGCCCTCGCGAGAAGTTCGGCTCGTTGCTGCTTCGCGAGTTTGTGTCCTTCGCGGTTGATGTCGATGAAGGTTTTCGCGAATGTCCCCACCAATACGACGCCGATGATTGCGGCGAATACGAGCAGGATTGTGAGCCAGTTCGCGGCGATGGCGAGGAACACGTTTTTGATGAGGACGAGCGCGATGAGCGCGGCCACGAACCCAACAACAACCTTCATGGCTTCCTACTTCCTAACTTTATCTGTGTGTTCAGGGCAAAGGAACGCGATTGCGGACCCAACCAGAGACGCTGATTCTTCTAGGGTGAAAACACCATCTGATGTGCGAAACATGCTTATCGAGACACTGCTTGGGGTTTCGCCCTTTGTGAGCATTTCGCATGCATTGTTGCCGAGGGCTATTCCAATGTCGCGCGATCCGAATGGGACATCGGTGGCATAAAGCATGGAGATGTAGTCATCTTCATTGTTCTGGTTTGACTTGGTTGCTGGGGCCGCTTCGGCGGTTGTGGTGATGGTTGCGACTGCGACGGGGTCTTTGCTGTTGCTGCATCCGCCGGCGAGTAGCGCGAGGCTGATAGCCGCTACGGCGGCGAATGTCTTGTTCATGCGCTTTTACTATCACATGACTCTGGCGTTGGATACTGGTCGGTCTGTGGTGCCCCCAGTAGGACTCGAACCTACGACCTACTGATTAAAAGTCAGCAGCTCTACCAACTGAGCTATAGGGGCTCGGTCGTAGATGCTAGCGGAACGAACCGCTTTGGCGGAAATTCAGTCACCGAGGATGTCTGTGACGGTTGCCGCGAGGGTTCGCGCCTCGTCGTCGCTCAGTAGTAGTTGGAGGCCGCCCCATGCGAGGAGGACGGCTTTGCCTTCCATGCGACTGACTGCGGGTTCGTTGTGTTCGAGGTCGAATGTTGCAAGCATGTGTGCCCCTCGTTGGTTGTGCCCCACGTTTGCCCCACGTTTGGGGTGTTTGGGCTGGTCAGTTGGTGTATACCTGCGGATTAAAAGTCCGTAGCTCTACCAACTGAGCTATAGGGGCGCGGCGCAGAGTCTAACGGGACCGCAGAGTACGTGAAAACACCACCCCCACCAGAAGGGCGATTCCGATGACGGCGATGGTTCCACCGGTGCGGTGCAGACCCGCGTCGTCGATGGTTCCGCGCATGGTCAACTCGATGACGACGGCAGCAAGGTTGGCGCCGATGTACTGGATTGTTCGGTAC